GTGTATGTCTGGGATGCCGACTCCACGGCGGTGGCCGACGAGGATTACATCGTCGCCCACAACTCGGCGCCAGAGACGGGGCGCTTCATCCGGCTGGCGGCGAAGCCCCTCCACAATCACGACGATGCGTACTACGGCAAGGCCTATCTTGACACCGCACTGAACGCGAGACTCCAACTCTACAACATCGCTTTCACGGTCACGGTGCCCACGACGCCGGTGCAGATCGGGGTGCTGCCATCAGGCGCCATCATCCATGATGCGCTCCTCGCAATCGAGACCCCAGGACCGGCGGGCTCCACGATCAGTATCGGGGGCGGCACGAACGCAGACGAAATCTTCTCTGCGGCGGATGCCTCCGCTCAGGGGCCGGTCGAACTGGCGCCCGGCTGGGATGCCGTGAACAGCGTCCTGACGCTGGGGAACATGGGCTCCGAGATCGCGATCCTCGTCGCGTCGGACCACGCATTCGTCAAGACGCCGTTCCCTGCTGAGGAGGGACTCGGCGGATCGCAGGTCTACGCGAAGGCGTCGGGTGACCCTGGGACCGTGATTGGCCGACTGTTTCTGACGATCACCGTCTGGTGGAGGTGAGCCATGCCACTCCCGAAGGAGCATGAGGGCGGGCACAAGAGCCCTCCGAAGGAGTACGCGGAGCGCGGGGCCACGAAGCCCGAGCACTACGCGGACCCGCGCAACTGCAAGTATCCGATCCACGGGAAGAATGAACGCGAGACCTACGAGTTCATCCGTGCGGCCATCGGGTACTTCTGCAAGCCAGAAAACTACAAGAAGTACCCTCCGGACGAGCGCAGGACCGTCGCCCGCAGGATTCTCGATGCGGCGGAAAAGGCTGGGGCCGAGGTCGGGGAAACCCTGCGGAAACTGGCCGGAGAGAAGGTCGCAAAGGCCGTCGCGGTCATGGAGCGCGGGCGCTGGGTCCTCAAGGCGTTCAATGTGCCGGTCATCGAGAAGGCTCCGGTTGGCGGCGGGAGCCCGTGGCCCAAGAACTTGGGTCTTGGGGGAAGCATCCGACGCCTCGGTCCTCAGGCAGTCGGCATCGAGCGTGGCGCCGATGGTGGCTACTACGTGGTGATCCCGAAACCGATGATCGAGCAGGGACCGCGTGGAGGGTACATCACGGGCTACGGGCGGCGCGGACAGAAGGAATACGGCGGCGTGATTCGCCGCAGGCTCAATGTGACGGCTCCGGAGCAGATCACCCAGGACATGGTCTCGCAGGCGTTCACCGATGCGTGGCCGGAGTTCCAGCAGGCTGCCACGGCGACTGGACGGATACCGCGCTACGAGGACTACGCACCGCAGAAGACCAGTATCTACTTGGTGGACTCCGTACACGGCACGCTCCAGCCGTTCTTCGGGCGGGCGGAGCCGGTTGCAGAGCGCCAGACGGTCGTCAAGCAGGAGTACAAGCGTCAGGAACCAACCGTTGGGAAGGTCCAGGACAAGCGGCTTGGCAAGAAACAGATCGCGCGGGCCATGCGCGATCTGGGCATCTCGCACGACACCTTCCTGAAGGGTACGTTCCCACAGCGAGACCTGACGGGCCGCGTGCAGATGTGCGCCGTCATCAAGGGAGAACACCCCGAATACGGCGTGGGGTACATGGTGACTCCTGGCGGCACACCGGAGGAGCACGATCCGCAGGAAAGCGAAAAACTGGGGCATCTGGCTGATGTCATTGGCCTGAACAACCTCGGGCAGGCGTTCATCCTCAGCCTGTATCCCACGGGTCTCGACCACTCGCCAAGCGGCAAGAAGCAGACGGCCATCGGGATGTTCGTGAGGCCGCCGGAGACCATGGCCCAGCATGGGCCTGGCGCGTGGAGCGCCCGATGGACGTGGGAGCGCCCGCTGCGGACGACGCCGATGTACGGGCGCACACCGGAGAACCGGAAGATCGGCGAACAGCGTTCGTTCGCCGTGACCACCCGTGTTTGGGGCGAATGGGTCGAGGGGGACAGGCTTTTCAAACACCTGCGCGACTCGCTGGCGATGGGCGGGCCACGCGACGTGGACTCCGCGTTCCGGTTGTGGCTGATCGGGGAGGGGTTCGATGTCGGCGACCCCGAGCACACGGCGAAAGGGAACATCTACGGCGCGACGGCCCTGTCGTGGGCGGATGTCACCGTCGAATCGGACGATAGCGGCACGGTTTTCGTGCTCGCAAAGGGCCGCGGGAAGTACGACAACGACCTCAACTTCCGACTGCCCATCGGGAATGTCGGCGATGTCCAGACGCAGCAACTGGCTCAGAGCATCATGGACGCGCTGAGCGCGCGAGACCAGTTCGAGCCCCCGTTGGAGGACCGCCGCGCGGATGTGGCGCGCACCCACAAGCGGCTTCTCGACCTGGCACAACGGCTGGCCCCAGCGGAAACGCGGGTCCGGCTGAACGATGTCCGGATCGTCGGGTACTCGAAGATGCTCTACCGGACGGTGCTTGACCTCGCGCGTCCGGCCCCTGGTGTTGGGGGGCGGACCCGCGTCTCCATGCGTGCGATCCGCGACGAGCTCAAGAAGCGCTTCGCGGAGCGTGGGCTGAATCCGAACAATGCCATGCAGCGCATCCCAGCGGAGGCGTGGCAACTGGCGCTTCGTCATGTGAGTGCGGAGGTCGAGATCGTGAAGGCGCTCACGCCGTGGCAGGTCGTGAATACGGGGATCAACATGGACCTCGCGCAGATGGAATGGGACGAGGCGGATGTCCCAGAGTTCTTCGACTACTCGGAGTACCCAGACCTCCTGCCGGATGCGAAGGACATCGAGACCCTCTACGCGGAACTCGCCGAGGAACTGGACGCCGAGGACGAGAAGGGAGAGTGACGTGTGGCCTCCCGCGACCGCGAGACGTTCGACCCTGGTGAGGTGATACTCGCTGCACTCGACGATCCGTGGTACGCGCGGTATCAGGCGTCCCAGTGGCGCGAGCCCCCGCACTTCGCGAACCTCGTCTCGTACTCGTTGTTGCGCGACCTGTCCCGCAAGCACATCATCGCCGTCATCTTGCAAACGCGGATCGCCCAGATCGCGGAGTTCGCGCGGATACCCCGCGATCCCCGCGAAACCGGCTTCAAGGTCGTGCGGCGCGATGGGAAGTCCCCAACACGCGCAGACGAGAAGGAGGCGGAGCGGATTCAGGGGTGGCTGCTGACCTGTGGCGAATGGTCATGGGCCGACAAGCACAAGGAGCACCGCGTCTACCGACAGAGGCTGTCGTTCGAGTACCTCTGTCGGGCGCTCATGCGAGACTCTCTGCGCTACGATCAGGCGTGCGCGCAGATTGTCCACACCAGACTCGGCAAACCGTTGTGTGTCCTTCCTGTGGATGCGGCAACCATCCGAATCAACGAGGATGCATCCGGCTACGTGCAGGTGCTTGAGGAGTACGAGATCGTTGCGGAGTTCGCGCCGGAGGAGATGCTCTTCGGAATCCGGCGTCCTCGTACCGACCTCCAGTCTATGGGATACGGCTACCCTGAGCTGATCGAGGTCGTGGACATCTTGACGGCGTTCCTCTGGGGCTACCAGTACAACGCCAACTACTTCCGGCAGGGCATGAACACGAAGGGTATCCTCGTGGTGCCAGGCGGGATGCTGCCGGAGCAACTACAGGCGTTCCGCCGCGAACTCCAGGCGGTCGCCACGGGCGTTGGGAGCGCCCATCGTATCCCGATTCTGAATCCGAAGACCGAGAAGTCGAACATCCAGTGGCTCTCCCTCGGGCGCGCCAACTCCGACATGGAGTACCGCGAGTGGATGAACTGGTTGATGAAGGTTTTGTGCGGCATCTATCTGATTGATCCTGCGGAGATCGGGTTTCAGTTTGGGGCGGAGGGCCAGCGGGGTGCTGTGTTTCAATCGAGCCCTGAGACGCGGGTGCAGATCGGGCGGGACAAGGGCCTGCGGCCACTGCTGCGAGACCTTGAATCGTGGCTCAACCATTACATCGTCAACCAGTTGAATCCTGACTTCGTGATTCGGTTTCAGGGGCTTGCGGATTTCGCGGAGCGGGACCGCGCTGATTTTGACGACAAGCGGGTCCGAGCCTACATGACGGTGGACGAGATACGCGCGGAGCACGGGTTGCAGCCATTGCCAAGCGGGCTTGGGAAACTGCCGGCCAACCCATCCCTGCTCCAGATCATCCAGCTGGGCGTTGGAATGGGGTTCATTGACGCGGCGAGCCTGTTTGGTGGCGGGCAACCACAGGGCCTCGGTGGTCTGGGTGGTCTGGGTGGTCTCGCTGGTGGTCTGGAACACGGCGCTGGTGCCCCATTGCGCACTGCCGCCGGTCCAGGTAGGATAACCGAAGAAGCGGAGGAGGGTGGACATGCCTGATTCCATTCGCGTGCAAGGACAGACAACGTTCCGCCCAGGCGTCTTCCCATTGGTGGATGCCGAGGCGCTTGCGGGGCTCGGTCCGGCCATCACAGGGACGATTGCGGTGCTTGGGGAGTTCGTGCGGGGCGGGCCGCCACAGACCCCGATCATCGTGCGCTCTGCATCTGCGCTGCGGCGTCTTCTCACGGCGCGGGACGCGGCGATCATCGGTCAACTGGCCTTTCGCCCGTCCTCGGACCCACGGATACCGAATGGTGCCAACCGCCTGATCCTGGTCCGTGTCAACAAGGCCGATTACGCNGCGCTCACCGTGCAGGATGATGGCGATCAGGACAGCATCATCCTGAAGGCGGCGGACGCCGGCGCCTTCGGGAACGAGATCAAGGTCCAGGTGCTCGCATCCTCGCGGTATGCCGGCGCGGGCCGGAAGGTCACCGTCGCCTACCGGTCGGAAAGCGCCGCCGTGGACAACCTTGGGTACAACCAGCAGAAGGTCCGTCTTGGATACGACGGAGACATCCCTGAGGATGACGTGTACGAGTCTTGCCAGGTGGCGCTGGACGGCGCGATGTTCGCCATCGAGTGGCGGCTACGCACCCCCAAACCCACAGGGCCGTCGAAGGCGTGGCTCCCATCGGGCGTAGCCTTCACCTCGGCCATCGTCTTCGAGACGACGGACAACGCAGGGACGCTGGCTCCACCTGGGGCTGGGAACACCGTGTCCATCCAGGTCCAGGGGGTCAACCGCGAGACGGGCAAGGCCGATACGGAGACCGTCACGATCTCTGGTGCCAGCACGCGCGGGGTCACGACAAAGCAGTGGTCACATGTGGATGCGATCACGATCAGTGGGAACTTCGGGGCCACGGCGACCCAACTGCGGATTTCGGCCCTCTCGCACCTGGCGGATACGACGACGAGCGAACTGCAACACCTCGTCGGGCGCTACACAGGGGCGGGCGACTCGTATCATGCCCTTCTCCTTGGAACCTCGACGGCGCCGGTATCCGACCTGGACCAGGAGGGGGTCTACGATCCGGACAGCTGGCCGCACGTGTCTGGACGGGAGCTCCGCACGCGGATGTCGGTGGGCGAGGCGGGCTGGGGGGCCAATGGGCCGGTTGCCGCACCCTTCGCGTGGGCCGGACGCCTTGCGTTCCTGCTTTCTGGGGCTCTTGGGAACGACGTATCGTTCGCGATCAGCGGGACGGCCCGCGATACGAACGAGGCCGCCAGCGAGACCGTGACGATCAAGGCAGGCTCGCTCTATGGGGCAGGGAGCATCGCGTGGGCCTCGGTCACGAGCATCGTCAAGACCGGAAGCCTGGGGACCGAGACCGTGCAGATTTCGTCGGATGGGATCGGGCTGACCGCCAATCTGAAGGCGCTCGTGGACGGCGTGAACAACGCCCTTTCCACGTATATCACGGCGACGCGCGCGGATGGAGCGAAGGACCTGCCCGCGCCGATGGCCGTGGCCCAGTACCTGCTGGGGGGCAGCGACAATATCCCTGCGGCGGCCTCCGACTGGACGGCGGCACTCGACTTGCTGAAAGCACCAGACCTCGAGATTCAGCACGTGGTTCCTCTGACTGGGTCGGCGGCAGTCCACGCGGCGACTCGCGATCACGTGGACTATATGAGCGGGGCCTATGGCGGCGTGGCGCGCAACGCCTACCTCGGTTTCGGGTCGGTCCCGACGCGGGGGGAACTGGCCGAGCGCCGCGCCCTCCTCAACTCGCGGAACGTGGCGCTCCTCGCTCAGGCGATCAGCGTGTTCGACGAGAACGGGGAGGTCTTGGAACTGCCCCCCTATTACACGGCGCTCCTGGCGGCGGCGTGCGATGCGGGGCGCGCGCCTGGGGAGGGTGTCACCTGGCGCTACGTGTCCATCGTGGATGCGCGGGACGGTGCCAGCCTCTCAGGGGCCGACAGGTGGGCGGTTGTGGACGATCTCGAAGACCTGATCGCCACCGGCATCTTCGTGATCGAGAAGCGCCCGACGGGCTTCCGGTGGTCTCGCGATGTGACCACGTATGCCGTGGACAACAACCCCGTGTTCTCATCGGTCACCGCGAACGAGTCGGTGAACCGGTCGAACGAGTCCATGCGCCGCGCGCTTGAGGCATTCATCGGGAAGCAGGTGACGGGTATCCTGCCGTCGCAGGTCCGGCTGCGGGTCCGCGAAGAGCTCGCCCGCCAGGTGCGGGACAACGAGATCAAGGCGTTCGACCCAAGGTCCATCGAGGTCGAGGACCTGGGAAACGCGATGAACGTCGGGTACAAGGTGGCCGTCTTGGAAACCCTCTACTGGATCACGACAACCCTGCACGTCGTACGCATGGCTGCGTGAGGAGGTGAACCATGCCAGAGACAGTCCTGCATGGTGCGCGCGTGGAGATTCACGTGGCTGGCAAGAAGGTCGGTTGGGGGACCGACTTTCAAGGCACCATCCAGTCTCGCGTGCTGCCTGTCGAGGTGATCGGGCGGCCTGAGCCTGCCGCCTTGCTGAAGGTGGGCTATATCATTGATGGCCGCATCGGCTTCGTCCGCCTCCTGGAGGACGATCTCAAGGAGATTCTCCCCCCGATGGACGGGGAACATCCAGCGGAGTTCGTGAACTTCCCTCCGTTCCAGATCGCGGTCTATGCGGCGAATCCGCACGATGACAAACCGATCTTTGTGATCGAGGACGCGGTGCTTGTCAACTACACGATGCAGGTGCAGGCGCGGTCCTTCGTCATGCAGAACGTCGCGATCCAGGCCACCCGCATCCGGCATCGGTGGGAACAGTGAGGTGACCAATGCCCTCCATCCAGGACATCGTTCGCGAGACCGCGGAGGCCATCCCAGATGGAAAGCATCGGTTCGCCGTCCGCTACCGGTCTCCGAAGGGAGAGGACCTCGAAGGGACGTTCGTCGCGCGGCTACCGACAGCAGAAGACGTGCGGCAACTGGCGGTGGCCCTCTCTGGACTGGCGCGGGGGGCCGCGTGGCAATCGTTGCCCGCAGACATCCAGACGCTGCTCCTGGCGATGGCCCGATGCGCAGTGCTCGTGGAGGAGTCGCCAGACTGGTTCAAGCGTCCGCTTGACCAGCTCGGACCCGAAATCTTCGTCGCGGTATCGGAGGAGGTGGCGCGGTTCGAAGCCGACTTTTTTCGCCGGTATAGACAAGGCGGCGAAGAGAGTCGCCAGATCGTGGTGGTTCAGCCCGTGCAGAATCCCCGTTGACCAGGCGCCACGGGTCCCCATCGGCCTCCTGATGCTCTACAGGCTCGCGGAACGATACGCATCGGAGCCTCCGCCGGCGGAGGAGATCGTGCCCCCGTTGGAGGCGATCACGGACCCCGAGATCGCCCGACTTGAGCGGGAGTTCCGCGAAAGGTATGGTCTGGTGGAAAGGGTATCGCGACACCTTGAAAGGCGCGATACGGGAGGGCCGGATGCCCGCTGACTTTCAGACAACGGTCGCCGTCGAGGCCGACCCACGGAATCTTCAGCGAATCCTCGACCTTCTGCGAGACATCGAGACGCGCATCAATCGGATCAACGTCACGCCAGTGCAACCACCGACGCCGGCGCCGACACCGGCGCCGACACCGGCGCCGACGACAGCGCCGACCGTCACGCCGCCCCCTGCGCCGGCGCCGACGCCGGCCCCGACCCCCACTCTGACGACGCCCACGGAACCCACGGGCGTAGCGGAGGGAGCCACGGCACCTGAGAGGCAGCGCTCTGCGCTCGAACGCTTCTTGGGGGGGGTTGGCGTTCGGCGGCTGGATCAAGGTGTAGCCTACGCCGCGGGCTACGTGATCAACCGGCTGATCGAGCAGACAGCGGAGGCCTGGGGGCGCGGGATGTTCGCCGCCATCCCCGTCGAGGCCGGCGGGCTCATGGCTGGGACCCCCGCGGGGCTCACCATCGGACTGATCCAGGCCCGACTCGTGGAGCGCCAGGCATACATTCAGATGGGCGCTGGGGCCGGAGGCGTGGCGTCCGCTGGGCTGATGACCGGCGCCGGCGTCGCGGCGGCATCAGGCGCCCTGCCGGTCGCCGGAGCGCTTGCGGCGGCCAGCATCATAACATCGGTCGTCACGAATCTCCTGACGCAGCGGTTCAGCGCGCTCGCCGAAGA